AGAGCCGATTAAAGATGTTTTAATGATTGGATATTCTGTTTCAAATTCTTTTAATTGTTTATTAATTAATTCTTTTACGCTTGGTTTGATTTTTGGATTATCAGATTCCTCGTTATCAAATACAGCGGGTGCATATGTTCTTCTTGGGATATCAATGATACTTTCTACAAGTTTCATATCCTCCAAGTCCATGCAACCTTCCATTTGACCACTTCGGAATTGTGCAAGCCATTTTATTGCTTTGACATGTCGGACTGGTTTATTTGCAAATCGTTGTGCGAATTTGAATCCTTTCGTAGTAGCTTTCTGCCAATTACTACCAGTAGAATTGTCAACAATAATGAAATTATCTTTAAATAAACTTTGGAAGCGCCCAATATTTGTCTGCACATCTTTCCACATTTTAACAACAGCCGGTTCGGGTAATGTTCTTTCACGATTTCTATTCCTTTCCAACGCTGTATCTAAGTCTGTATTCACAAAAATCATGGCCACATCATAACCTAATGTTTTTAATTCTATAGCTTGATTTTTGAGTTTTAAATAATCGCGTCCAGTACCATCAATGGCTAAACCAAGACGACCTCTTAATAAAATCTTTTTCTTTATAGCAGTCATTTTCTTAGCTCTATCTCTCATTGCCTGACCAGTGACACTAAAGATATTTTCTGGATTCATTTCCAGAGCAGCATCTTTCATTGCCTTTTCAAACGAAATATCTGAATTGACAACTTTAAATCCAAGAATAGGTAAACCTGTTTTACCCGAAATAAAACTTTTTCCAGAGCCTGGACCACCCGCAAGAAATATTGCTTTAAAAATTGCTGGATCGTTTGGTCCTTCTTCGACATCAATAGGTGGTGTCTTTTTATACTCTAAAAAGCTTTTCATTATAGAGATACCCCACCAGGAATACCTCTCGTAGAAGATATATCCAATCCAAAGAATGCCATTAATCGTTTAAACATGCTTTTACCAGCCGATACAAGTCTTTTAAATACTTTTTTCACATTAGCCATAATATTATCAACTACTCTCTTCAAAAAGCCAAGTGCTTTTTTACCCATACTTCTAATTGCAACTCCTGCTTTTCGAAGCATATCAAAAGGTCCTTCTTGTAAAAAGTCCTCTGTTAATAATGATTGGAATTCTTTATGGCTATTTAATTCATTTAGAACTATGGAAGAAAATGTTTCAAATTCTTCATTTGTTTTTGATAAACCTAATCGGAATGCAGAATAGGCTGGACTTGCTCCACCCTTTTTAAATGCAACATAAGGTTTGACATTTTTAGCGTATTTTGAAATAATAGGGTCGTTTACACTCCTAATTGGTTCTATTACAACTGAACCAGATGGGTCAAATTTTCCTAATAAATTTGCTGCAGCCTTTGATGATGGAGAACCGAATTTATTATTACCAGTAGAAGCTTCAAATACAACATGTTTTGCGAATAAAGAATTTGCTGCTGTATTTTGGTTAATATAACTTTCAAGCATTATTGAAAGTTCCTTATTTTGAGCATCCTTTTTCTGGTAATCAAGTACCTCTGCTGTCTTTTTACCAGCCTTGGCCGCGTCTTCTAAACTACCAGTAGTTTCACGACTAATCAATTTAGTCATTTTTTCTTCCATTGCGTCTAAAAGATCTTTTGCGAAACCTGGTTGAGCACCCATTTCAGCAAGTGCAGACTTAACAATGGCGATACCTTCTTTTTTCTCAGCTGATGCCAATTGAGAACCACCTGTCTTTTTCAAAGATACCTTCTCTTTAAAGTCAGCTGATGCGATATCGGTTTTTGGAGTTTTATCTCCTGCACCTGTTTCTTTCCAAAATGGACCTAATTCTACTTTACCAACCGCGCCTCCGCGACCAGTTTGGACCATACGATTCGTTTTTAAGGCTCTATTGAAATTTTTAGCAATTGTTGTAGCATTTTCAGAATATAAATCCCAGTATTTTAATGCTACTTCAGATGTGGCTTCATCTGTGGGTTGATTATTAATCTTATTATAAGCATATACAATGAGATCTTCCCATTCTGCTGCTTTCGGAGGTGAGCCGGCCGCGGGTAGGTGTGTGAAATTACCCGATTTGGCCGACGCGGAGCCACCTGTGATTTTAATGATACGACCATCAGGACCTTTAAGGTGTTTTACAAAATCACCACCCTGTGGTCCAACCTCTAATGCATTAGGATTTTCAGATACAACCTCGAATATATCATCTTTCTTATAACCTAAAGCTAATAGCTCTTTAAAGCCATTACCTTTAAAAACAAATTTATGACCTACTACGTAGTCTGGTTTAAGAATTGAGCCTTCTGTAATATAATTGCCGAAGCGTTTCATCTGACACCCTTTAAATGCTATAATTTAGTATACTAGTACTAAACTATTTATAAAGTTTCTTTTATCTAAAGTCTACAGTGTCTGCAAAAACATTCTTGGATTTTCGTCTACTGAGCCTTGTTCCAATGTCTGTTTTATCAAACACTGGTCCATCATCAACTTGAATCTTTTTTCCAGACCCACCACCAGGTCCTTCAATGTCTATATTTTTCTGTGCTGATTCCTCTAATTCATAGATTTTCATTTTGGCACGTTCAATACCAACAAGGAACCTACGATAATAACTGATATCGCCCCAGCGATTTTTCAATTGTTTAATCATGAGTTGATTCAATTCATCAAGATATTCAGAACTGACCAGACCAAATATTGCATCAGCAGTATGAGTGATACCCATTGATTCCGATGTATTTGTCAAGTCAACATCTGAATTGCCATAACCATCACGATTGAACTGTGATGATGTGACAATTGCACAATTATATTCCATTGCAAGACCACGCACTTCCTCAGCAATAGATTTTACCAATGTATAACTATTTGCTGCAGCCGCGCCACGAACTCGAGATGAAGCACATATATTAAGATAATCCAAATATACTACATCAGGCTGAAAGCCTTTTTTCAAACGAAGTTCATTTAATAAATGTCTAAAGTGACCAGAGTGTACACTACCAGTTGGGAACTCTTTAATTACAAGTTTACCAGGTGTTTTGGTTTTATATCTTGCCATTCTCTTTTCATAAACATCACGTGGGATTTCATTTACTTCGTCTAACGTAATATCCATAATATTGGCATCGATACGGCGACCAATCTCTTCCTCAGCCATTTCCATTGTAATATACAAAACATTTTTACCATACATCAGATGATTAGCTGCCATGTGGCATTTTACCAATGATTTACCACCACCAGTTGTTGCCAATAACACAGTCATAGATTTACGAGGTAGACCGCCTTTGGTGATTTTGTTTAATATATCAATATCGAAAGGAATACGCTCTTCCTTTCTGTGGTAATGTTCATAACGATCATCATAATCATTTAGGAAATCATGACCAACTGATTGGTCAAAACTAATACCCAACGAATCAGATAATAGTTTTGGTATTTCGCCCTTGCCGATTCCAGAATCCTGACCATCTAGAATGTTGATAGACCTACGAATAGCATTATAAAGGTCCTTATCTTGACAGAATTTTTCTGTTTCAGATAAAAGGAAGTCAAGGTTTGTAGATTTATCTAATTCTAGATTATCAATCAGTTCAGATGTCTGTGAATATAAATCCTCATTTAGATCTGAACGGTGGTCAAGTGCAATACGTAAAGCCTCTTTTGAAGGAGGCTCTTTGTATTTTTCAACATAATCAAATGCAGTAGAAAATAGCTTACGATAAGCGGTATCATCAAAATAGTCTTCCTTTAAATAAGGAAATACCTTACGACTGTATTCTTCATTCAGTATCAGGTTCGATAATATCGTCTTCTCGAGCACTTTCTGCCTCCACCATAGTTAGTTTATATTTCTTTTCAACAAAAGCATTGAACTCTTTGTCAGCAATTAAGCCTTCGAAGAATTCATTATCAGATTCAATGTCTTTTGCTCTTCGTTTAGAGCCAAGAATTTCACCTGTTGATTTATCCACTACATTATACCATCCTTGTGTGGCCTTTGTCAACCACCCACCTTCAAGAGCGAGTTCAAATAGACTTGACCATTTTTGGATTCCAGAGTCATATAAGACTGTGAATGGTAGTTTTGATTTCTCTTTTACATATCTTGATTTTTCAATGTTGATAGTAAATTTAAATCCAGCAAGTTCTGTTCCATCTTTTTCCTGTGCTTTGGAAATAATAAAGATTTGGTTAGCTGAATAATAGATACCAGTACCACCTGATACAATGTTTTTAGGAAATAATCCAATTTCCTTGTAAGTGTGGTTGACCGCAATACAAGGAATGTCCTTGCCAGTCAATTTAGGTGTGACGATACGGAAGAGCGATTTCAATTGTTTCGCACGTGACATATCGGCAACACTTTTCTCATTTTCGGCATCCTCAACCTCTTTTCTAGAAGCAAGGTTTCCGATTGAGTCAATCATAACAAATACACGGTCACCTTTGTCAATCTCATTTAATCTTTTAGTGATGTCAAATTTTAATTGTTCAACATCTTCGATTGGAATGTGGATAACACGGTCTGTGTCAATGTTATAACTTTCCAAATATTCTGGTGTAATACCATATTCAGAATCATATAAGAGGGCAACGCCATCTTTATATTTGTTTAGGTAAGCCTTCATACAATAAAGACCTAACAAGGTTTTAAAACTCTTTGATTCACCCGCAACAACAGTTAATCCAGGAATTAAACCACCATCAAGCGAACCACTGAATGCAATATTGACAATCGGTAGTTCGGTTTTAATTGGGTCTTTTTCTTGGAAGAATGCTGATTTGGAGAGAACGTTAGAAGATTTTACTGAACCTGCTTTGAGCATTTTATCAAGTAAACTCATTATAATTCTCCAGTTAATATTTGATGTAATTTATCTGCAAACGCATCAAGTTTTGCATAACGGTCCGGCCAATAGATATAATCTTTTTCAGGATTCGCCTTAAGGTTATTTAACAGTGGCGTGATTGCGTCATATAAAAGTTGTGCTTTTTGTGATGCGATTTCAGCTGAGGAAGATGCAGTTTCTGCAGCCTCTCTAGTTTCTTGCACCACGGTTAACTCATCTTCGGTCATAGCTGTAAAGCCGAAATCGAAGTCAAGTACGGTTTCTGGTTTTATTGACATAGTTTCTCCTTAAAGGCGGCAGAGGTGGGCCGCGCTGTACACGAACTTAATCGCGAGCGCTTTTGAAGCCCACTTGCCTTATATACCAAATTAGCCTCTAGCAAGCTCTTTGAAGATTGATAGATCGTCATCATCGTCATCAGTGCTGGCCGCAGGGGTTTCAGCAACTGGTGCAGAAGGTTCTGGTGCAGATTGAGATAGATTACTCAAGTCAAGGTCATCAGAAGAGTCTCCTGTGTCATTATCAAAGCTTGATGTTGCAACCTGTTCGGTTGTGTCTGACGATAAATCCAGAACTCTGTAGAGTTTGGTTTTTAAATCAGCATAAGACTTGAAGTTTTTAGGTTCAAGTAGTTCCTGGAGGGAATGTTCTTCATTCCATACTCTCTCCAACTCTGCATCATCTTCGAATAAAGGTGTCGCAGGGTCAAATTCAGATTTGTCATAGTTAGGATAACCTTCGAACTGACGAATTTTCAGTCTAAAGTTTGCACCTTCCCATAAATCAAATGGATTGACAGGAGTTTCATCTTCGAATGAAGGATTCATTAAATCATTTAACTTGTCAAAGATTTTCTTACCGAATTGGTACATGAATACTTTGCCTTCGTTTTCTGGATTTGCTGAGTCTTTCACAACATAGATATTAGCAATGTACTTCAGCCTACGCTTCTGTTTTCTTGCTTGTTCCTTATCAGCCTCAATACCTGAATTCCAGAGTTTGGAATTGTACTCAGAAACAGGGTCGTCCTGTCCCAAAGTGGTTAATGAGTTTTCGATATACCACTGACCTGTAGGTCCTTGGAATCCATGGTCCCAAATCCTTACGAAAGGCATTTCTTCACCTTGAGGTGCAGGTAAGAAACGGATTACTGCGAATCCATTACCAGCTTTATCTCTAGTAGGTTTCCAAAATTTACCTTCGTTAGGGTCTTGGTAAGATGGTTTTGCGATTTTCTCGAGTTGAGAATTCAACTTATCGAGAGTATTTTTTCTGTTCTTCTTGAGCGAAGAAAAGTCTGTAAGTGCCATATTTAGTCTCCTTGTGTATAGCGTTATATTGCGTTATATTGCGATTAGAAGAAGTATTCGCGAACAATGTTCTTGAACCTCTTTTCATCATATGCTAGAAAAGGTTTATATTTTCTAACAAGTCTTATTATATCACAAGCTACAATTTTGTCAACCACTTTTTCGTTCCAATACGAAAAAATATTTGCAGAATGTGCCAAGATGGTCAATGTTTCAAGACTGATTTGCTTTTGCAAATACAGTGACATTATATAAGGGTGTTGGCCATCCCGTGATATAAAATTTTGTTGGTAATCCTCATTGAGTTTTCCCAACTCACTTTTGAAATTGTAGCCTAAGGCTTCAATTTTCTTCTTCCATAATATATATCTTTCTTCCGACTCCTCGTCCAAAATTTCTCGGACCCAGATGTCAGGCTTCCTGAGTATATTAGCAAGAATTAAGTTCTCATAATCTTCTCTTTTTGCAAGTTTAGCGAAACTGTAAGCGTCATTTCTGCTGATAAAAGTATCAAAATTTGCTCTTACTTTTCCGTTATACTTGAAATAATCGTAGTTATCTGTAGTAAAATGTCTTTTTATTGCGTTAAATTTAATATACGCTTCGAATGATTTATCACTTGCAATGGTCTGTGATATCTGGCTCATTGTCTTTTTCTACCATTCGTAAACCTACTGCTTCAGTTTTAATCTTCTCTTTTAGTATAGAAGATTTCTTTACAATCTGTGCAATGGTTTCAATTTCAATTTCGTTCTGTTCAGCAAAGTGAACTAAAGCATCAATATAGGGAACTCCCTTGGATATATGTTTGCTTATCTCATGATGTATTTTATCTGGTGTTAATGCTACTACAGACATTTCGGATTCTTCCCCTTTTTGTTTTTGCATTGTATTTGGTTCTATTATATCCTACTTTGCCACTTTTGTCAACCGTTTTCTTAAAAAAGTTGCCAATATTGGCCGTGTATAATGTTTGTTATTATAACACGATTAAAAGAAAAAGTCAACACCTTTTTTCAGCTGATAAGAAGCCGAACCAACAAGTTTCCTCATTGGTCCGACCATTATACTACATTATGTCTGAATTGTCAACCTATTTATGCGAGTAGGGGTTTGTCGCAAGTAAGAGTTGGAAATTCAGCTGGGTGTTCCATTTCTGCTACGAGACACATAGGGACATTGTGTTGTAC